GTTCGAAGATAAGCATCTCAGAACCGGAGCCCGAAAAGGAAATTGCTCCCGAACCTGAATCAGAAATACCTTTGCAGGAACCAAAGAAACCAAAAGCTCCCGCAAAAAAGTCTAAGAAGAAAAAGGCTAAATAATGGCTCAAGACGCGACCATTCAAGTTTTGGCGCAATCGGCCCTGAAAACATTTTTAAAAATTTCCGGGTCGACGGAAGACACGCTACTCGATTCTATTTGCGACCGGACCAATGCCCTCATCAAAAGTTATATTGGGCGGAATTTGGTCAGCCAAACTTATACGGAATATTACGACGGGAATGGAACGCCCCGGCTCATCCTTCGAAATTATCCGGTCATTACCCTGACTTCGATAAATATAGATACCAATCGAGAGTGGGAATCGGTGACCGCCGTCGATATAACCGAAGACGTGCTTCTTGAAAACAGTTCCGGAATTATCCGTCTATGGAATAACGGGGGAATTTTTTACACGGGCCGGGCTAATGTGAAAGTGGTCTATTCCGCCGGGTATGCCACCATGCCTTATGATTTGGTTGATGCGGCCATTCTTATCGCGGCCCATTCTTACAAACGTCACTATCAAGACCAACGCATTGGCCTCCAATCTGAAACCATCGGCGACCGGACGATGACATATTCCAATGAGGCGATTCCCGCCAAGGCCAGATTAATTTTGGATAAATACAAAAGAGTTAGCGGGGGAGACTATGGCTATTAATATCGATATCGCCGGAATCCCAAAACTTCAATTCGCGGCCAGCGCGTTGCGGAAGGCGTCCCAAGCCATTCGCGAAAGGCTTCTTCGTGCCGCCAACGATTTTGGAAATGATGTGGTTAAAACTTCCCGTGAAGATTATCTCACCGGGCCCCGTCCAAAAAAACTTGGCGTCGGAACCGGAAACCTGCGAAGCCGCATTCGCTCGATTGTGGAAGCCTCCGGCAATGACATAAATATCAAAGTCGGCACCGATGTAATTTATGGCCGGATTCATGAAAAGGGCGGAACCACTCATCCGACGGTGACAAAAAAAATGCGGGGCTGGGCCTGGTATATGTATGGAAAAACGGGCGAGGATAAATTTAAAGGGCTTGCGCTAACTCGCAAAAACCGATTAACCATCAAGTTACCCGCTCGCCCTTTTCTTTCCCCGGCGGTTAAGGACAACCTGCCGAAATTTAAATTGACGGTTCAAAATATTCTGCGGGAATCCGCTTCCCTGGGGGCCGCCTAATGTCGAGCAAACGAACCCAGGTTTTGAATTATATCCGTGACAATGTTTTCGATTTGATTACGACCGGGAACGGTTACAATTTTACGGTTCCCACCAAAGAGCGGGGCGTTCTGGAAGTGGACAATCTTCCGGAATCCAGTTTTCCATGCCTGTTTATTGCGAAGGCCCCGGAGAGACGAACGGATATTACCGTCAACAATTTTAATTCCAATATGGATATAACCATCCTGGGTTATGTTAAAAATTCATCCGGATTGTCTGGCCTTCAAGATGATATGGATAAGCTCATCGAAGATGTGACCAAGGCCCTGGAATCAGACCGGACCTTCGGCGGGCTGGCCAAGACTTTTAACATCGGCGGGATTATGACCGATGACGGCGACCTGGCTCCATTCGGAGTGGTGGCCGTTACGCTGTCCGTTTCTTATGTGTCAGAAAAAGGAACCCCATAAAATGAAACGAAACTACAAAGACAAAATGGCCCGAGCGGATAATTCAAAGACGACCGAAATTCTTATTGCCAAAAAGGATATTGATATCATCGGCGTCGGACGATTCAAACATGGGGAAGAAATTTCCTCGCCAATTTTAATTGACGCCCTCAAAGGCAATCCAAATTTTGAGGCGATTTCAAAGGAGGCATCACAATGACCCAATATTCAGCAGAAGTACAACGATTCGGACTTGCCAAAGAATCCGTTCGGGGAACCGCAGAATCGGCTCCGACCAAATGGTATCCAACACGCGGGCGTGTCGAAATGGATTACAAAAGAACCCATATCGAAGACAAGGGACTTCGGGGGATTCAAGCGCAAATGCCGCCGGTCAAAGGACCCAAAAGAGGCGACGGGAAAATCCCAATCTATCTCGACTCGCAAATGATTTCAGAATTTCTTTATTCGCTATTGGGTGGACTGACGAGCGCGGAACAATCCGTCGTTACGATTTCGGCCGCCAATAAATATTTGGACTTCAATATTGGTGCCACCGAATTAACCGCCACCGTTGCAGAGGCCGCTTATCCCATTGGAACGGCCCATACTCAGGCCGGGACGCTTTGCAAGGCGATTCATGACGCCATTGTGGCCGCCGAAGCGGCCGGAACTTATACGGTTAGTTATTCGCGGACGACCAAGAAATTTACCATCGCCCGTTCTGCCGGGACTTTTGAACTCATGTTAAAAACCGGAACTCATGGTTCGGATAATGCTGACGACCATATCGGAACTGCTTTGGGATATGCCGACACCGCCGACCTAACGGGGGCAATAACCTATACCGGGACCGTTAACGTGGAATATGCGTTCAAGCATACGTTCGTCAGTTCTGGAATTTCCAAACCGTCCTATACTTATTTCGTTGACCGGAGCATGGACATTATGGCCTATGCCTTGGTCGTGGCAAAAAAACTATCCATGAAAAGTTCCCACGATAATTTGGTGGAACCGGAACTGGAAGTTCTTTTCAAGAGTGAAGCCACCGGTGCGATTGGTTCTCCGTCATTTCCGACACAAAAATATTTGGGGTTCAATCTTGTCGATTTCAAGATTGCCGGTACTTCGAATACGGATGTTAAGGAATGGGAACTGAGCATCGATAACGGGGCGAAGCCTTATCAAACGCTTGCCTTGTCGGAAGATATCACCGACATTGTTGCCCCGGACCCGCTGAAAATTTCCGGCAGTTTCTTGATTTATTTCACGAGCATAACCGAGCGGAATAAATTCCTGAATAATACTTCCGTCGCTTTGCGGATGCTGATTGCGGGCGATACCATTAGCGGGACCTTTAAACATTCCGTCGATATAAATATTTATGACGCTCGATACAAGGCGTTCCCGTACGGGGAAGATATTGGACTTCTGGCGGCCAAGGCTTCTTTCGAAGGCTTCTATTCCGTATCCGACTCGAAGGACATTCAAATTGATGTTATCAATCAAGAAGCGTCCTACTGAGGTTTTGAATGATTGGACTCAAAGAGATTACTTCTCTGCGGTTTGGAGGGGCATCCCTCGAAGCTATTAGAGCCCAGGCCAAGGCGGGCAATCAAGAAGCCTTGAAGCGATACGTTTATTTTTCCGCTTGGCAAGCCATTCGGTCGGACAGAAATATTCCACAAAAGAAAAAAGTTCCGCTCCTGCGTGAACTTTTGGAAAAAGACCCCATAGAGGTTCAACTCCATGGCGGATGATAAAATCCAACTTACCATTGCCGTCAATGCCGAAACCGGAGCCCTTGAGGTTGTCGGGAAGGGCCTTGACGATATTGGAGCCAAGGCCGGGAAAACAAAAAGTTCTTTTTCCGGTTTAAGTGGTGAGGCGGGAAGTCTTGTTAAATCCCTTCTTCCATTCGCTTCGGCGGCGGCCATCGGAGCCTTTTTTACTTCCGCCGTTAGAGGGGCCGAGGAACAAAACGAGGCGTTCCGTCGTCTCCGTGGAACCTTGGAAGGAAACGGCCAATCTTGGGATAAAAATAAATCTTCCGTCGAATCATGGGTCAATTCTATTCAGTCGTCCACCCGTTTTTCTGACACCCAGGCCATTACCACACTTGACAAATTAACCCGAGTGACCGGAAGCCTTACCCAGGCTCAAAAGGCTTCTCAATTGGCAATGAACCTTTCCGTCGCGTCCGGCATGGATTTGGGCCAAGCGACTACCACCGTCACTGATTTGCTGAATGGAAATCAAAGAGCCCTCATTCAGTTAAACCGTGAATACGGAAGCCTGACCGGCGAAGCGAAAACCACTCAAGAGGCATTGGACATTCTTGATGGGAAGCTGGCGGGGGCCGCTGAAAAATCAGAGGGATTGACGGATTCGAGCGCGAAGCTCTCAAATGCTTTCGGGCAGTTCAAGGACGTTATCGGTAACGCCGTCATCCCGGTTTTAATTCCCATGGTTAATTTTGTCACAAAGATAATCCAATCTTTTGAGCAAATGGGATTGGTTGTTGCCGGGCAAGCGGCGAAATTGGTTGTCACTTTTTCCGGAATGGGCGAGGCCATTAGCCGGGCATTCAGGCTTGATTTCTCCGGGGCCAAAAAAGCCATGCAAGATATTTCCACCCAAACCCAGGCGATTGATAGCGAAATGGAATTGCAGTTCTCGGAAATGGAGGCAAAGAAAACCGCGACCCTTGTTAAGCATACCGAGGAACGGTTGGTTGTTTCTGCCGCCGGTCAACAAAAACTGAAAGAGCAAAAGGAAAAAGAATTAGCCGAGGTCGCCGAGCATCAGCAGAAATTAATTGCCATCGAACAAGACCTTGACCAAAAACTTGCTCAACTGGGTCAGCAGACTTATGAAAAAAAGATTGCTCGTCTTAATGCGGAAGTGGCCGCCACCCAAGCCAAAATAAACAAAGAACATCAACTCGGAGTGAATGCGTCAAAGGCCCAGGACGCTCTTAATAATTATCGCAAGGCCCAGGAACAAATTCTCGCTCAAGAAGAAGTTCAACTTAAAATATCGACCTCTCTCCAAATTGCCGACGTGGCCGTCCAGACATTGCAGGTTCTTAATTCCATGGGTTCCAAGGGAAGCGAATCCGAAAGGATAAGAGCCAAGGCGTTACTGGCCCTTCAACAATCGATTACCATCGGATGGATTTGGGTCGCGGCCGCTAAATCTGCCGCCGAAACCGGACTCCTGGCCTCGCCCGGCATATTTGCCCTTGCGGCCGCTCAAACCGCTTTGGCGGTGGCCCAGTTCGCCCAGGGCGTTCAGAATATAGACCGGGCGGCTTCGGCAGAAGCGGCGGGGATTCAGGCCACCAATATTACCGGAGGCATTCCAGGGATTGATACAAACGCTCCTATTTCGGGCCTGGGCGGCGAATCGGGGGGCGGGGGTAGTTCATCCCTCGGCGGGGGCGGTTCGGGCGGTGGTGGCGGAGGTGGAGGGGGTGGCGGCAACGTTATAAACCTTTACCAAACCAATAACTTTAATGTGGATAAGATTTCAGCGGACAATTTGAATGAGGTCATGCGCTTAATGGCCGAGAAGGTCAGGCAGGGAAGTATTGAGGGCGTCCAGCTCGGCCTCTCCCTCCAAGCGGCTTCGGATAAAAATTCAGGGATGGCGGCTTAAAATGAGTGTTGAACCAATCATCTATTCCAAAAACTATATCACCGCCGACGGGGTTTTTCTTTGCTCCCACGGAAGCACTTTGATTGAACGGATTTACGACCGGGACAAAAACAGTCTTTATATAACCTCCGGGGCCAATTCAGACGCCACCGAGGCTTATGTCGAAATCGCTTTTTATGAAGGGACGGTCGCCCAGACCCGAACCATCGACACGATTATTTTGGTCAACCATAACTTGAAGGCTCCGGCGTTCCAATATTGGGACGGGAGTGCGTGGCAGGATTTGGTTTCGGGTTCCAATCTGGCCGTCTCCACGAGCATTTTTACTTTTACCGCCCAGGCCACGACTAAGTTAAAAATCAAATGTTCGACGACCCAAACGGCCAATCAGGAAAAACAATTCGGCGAGCTGATTGCTTGTCTCAAGACCTTGACCCTGGCCCGAGACTTGGAATCCTATGACGTGACCTTTCGGCAAAAGGCTGTCGAAATTCCCCTGGCGGATGGCTCCATCCATCGTTCGGTCGTGGCCCATTCGGATAATCGTTCCCAAAAATATGAGGCCAAATTCACCTTGAACTTTTTGACCACCGCGCAACTGGAAGTTTTGCAAGCCATCAAGGAGGCAGGCGCGGCTTTCCTCGTTCAGCCGGAATCTATTGCCCGTCCGGATGAAATTTATCTGGTCAATTGGACGAATCCCTTCAACTACAAATATGTCTCGATTTACAAGGGCGGTGGCCATCGTCTCGAAATCCAGGTGAAAGAGGTATGAAAACCATAACCGCCGACTGTTTGAGGGTTCTCAAGAAGCCCGACCATACGGTCAAGCGGCGGGTTTATTTTAAACGCCGTTTTTGGAGTCAATCAACCCGCACTTTTATTTGGGAAACAAACTGGACGGAATTGCCCGCCGATGAAATCGTTTCCATCACCCCAATCCTTTGGCAATTGGACGTTGACCAACCGAATGAGTTTAAAGTCTCGAACGTGACCATCGTTGCGCGAAACAATTTGAACCAATGGAGCGCGGATAATTCCTTCGGATATTTTGGACAGGACGCTTCTTCTCCCGTTCATGGGTATGAACCCTACTGGACAAAATTTCAGGTTCGCGCCGGATTCATTCTCGATGATGGCTCCGAGGAAATCCTGACTTTATTTTCGGGCGTTCTGACGGAGAGTATTTCAGATTCAGAAACCAAAAGATTTCAGATGACCATTCAGGGACTTGAGGCTCTCCTCCAAAACACCAAAGCGGAAGATATCGCCACCACGGTCACCCAGGAAACCGTCGGAACCGGAAATTCTTCGACCAAAGATTTTACGACCGCCAACCCAGGCGTAGGCGGAATTAGCCTGGTAACAATTGACGGGGTCGCCCAAATTGAAGGAAACCATTATTCGATTTCGCAATTGAATGAACAATCTCTCGGCGGAAAAATTACTTTCGTTGCCGCTCCCGATACTGGCAAAGTGATTCGGGCCACTTATTTTTATTGGCCGCAAAGTCAAGAGTTCCATACCATTGTCGGGGCCTTGGTGACAGCGGCCGGAATCCCATCGGGGAGCCAACAGATTGAACACGTGGTTTTTCAGAACGATGTTCTTCATACCGAGGTTTTTGATAATCAAACCCAATGGGATACCGGAACAAAAACCGATGTGGAAACTTCTTCGGCTCCCGGCTCCCTTAAAATCGATTGGGCCAGCACCAATACTCGCGAGGCGATTGCTTTTCCGAGTAACGGCTGGTCGGAAGTGGGGATTTATCCGGGAACGCAATTCAATTTTGGCCTGACTAATCCGGAGGTCGGGAATTATGGTTCTACCAATGAATATTGCCAGCGGACTTGCAATAGGTTTTCGGGCCGATGGGATTTTTCATATACGCAAGCCTTTGTTTGCGACGCCGACCATTCACTCTTAATAAAAGTTTCGTTCATTCCGCAATCAACTTTTGTTTTCCCGTTTTCCGTTTTTCCGTCAATAAATATAAATCCATTGGCGGGAACGATTTCCTATGGTTCCTCCTCCGGCTCCATTGTGAACAATACTTCCAAGCACACCGTTTCGTTTGTCTCGAATGGCGAAAAGACCATGAAGGTTTACTTCGATGGTACCTTCAAATTTCAATTTGACTTGGCCAATAATTTGACCAAGCCCATCCTGTCCAATTTTTATTTGGGATATTCGTTCACTTATAACGCCGGAACGAATTATGCGACGGATTTCACTCTTTCCGATTGCTATTTCCCGAAATCCTCATTCGAGGGAATTTGGACTTCTCCGACGATAAACGCCGGGGCCACTCCCAAAGCCTGGCTTCCTGTCGAAGTCGAGAAGGTTATTCCGACCGGAGGTTATGGGACGGTCGAAACGAGAACAAGCGCAAACGGTTCCTCTTGGGATTCCTGGCTTCCTCTGGACGCCGCCAATCTTCCGACTTCAACTCTCCGGCAATATATTCAGATTCGGGTTCGGGTGGGAATGGATACAACTTACCCAGGTCAACCCGAAATCCGTTCCATCGTTTTGAAGTACACGACCTCAAGCATTGTGATTCTTTTGCCGGACTTCACCGGGCTTTCGGTTTATGAAGCCCTTCAAAGCTTGGCGCAATTCACCAATTATGAATTCGGGTTCGACGCCGGGGAAAACTTTTTCTATCGAAGTAAATTGAAAAATATTTCCTCGATGGATTTGAGAGAAAACGACCTCATTTCCAAAATCTCAGGCATGACCTCCGGCTATGAGAAGGTTTACGGAATCGTCAAAACGACCTATGGCTCCATCACCAAGGAAATTTCCGCCTCGCTCGATGACCCCTTGAGCCCTATCCGGCGCGTTTCGACCCGGCGTTATGAGAACACCGCCGACTCAAACATAAAAATTTCCCCCACGGCGGATATCGCCACGAACATGACGCGGGGGCTTCTGGATTATTTATCCAAGCGGCGACGCCGTTTTAAAATGAGTTCAAAATTTCTTCCCCAGCTCGACCTCGAAGATGTGGTCACGGTCTATTTGAAAAACAATACCCCGCCTGTTCAATGGTACCTGGGCGACCCGTCGGCCTACTTGGGGCAGGAAAATCTTTTTCTCTATGGCGCGAGCGAGCAATTTTCTGACGCATTAGTCTCAAAAATTGTCGGGATAAGGTACGATACCGAGAAATGGGATTGTGAATTTGACCTTGAGGAGGTTGCTTAAATGAGTGTCCCCTATCGACTTGCAAACGGAATCGGGAATCTTCCCGACGCCATAAAATTCATGGCCAATTACGATTACCTTGAAGCCATCGCCCGAGGAAGCTTCATTTCAAATGGCGGTTTTGAAAATTGGAACGGCGGTACTTCTTTCTCTAACCCGGCCGATGCGGCCGCCCTGGCCGACTCATGGGTTCTTTCCAAGACCGGAACCTCTTTGCCGACCGTGGACGTTTCAAGGGAGGCCACTGTTATTGACGCTGGCGTTTATGCCATGAAAGCGAATATCACCGGAGCGGGTTCGGCCAATTCTGTCTGGTCGGTTCAGCAGACCGTTTCAAATCACCTACGATTTAAAACTTTAACCTTGGCTTTCGGGATGAAAGTCAAATGCGCGACGGCCAGTAAGATTCGGATTTCGATAACGGATGGCGTGAACACCGCTTATAGTGCCTACCACACGGGCGGCGGAACCTATGAACTTTTGCAGGCGGTTCTTACTTTTGATTCGACGCCGACGACCTTTAAAGTGACCATCGATGTGGTGTCAGATTTTACGGAGGCCATTTATTTCGATTCCGGTTATGCCTACGTCATCCCTCCGCAAATGGAATCGGCCAGCCGTCTTCTTTTGGCCTTTTCGACTCTTTATCAGGGCTTCCTGGAACTGACTGGGGGAACCTTATCTGGAATCCTGGCCATGGGCGGAAACAAAATAACCGGACTCGGCGCGGCTACCGTGGCCGGGGATGCGGTGAGATATGAGCAAGTCGCCGGATACCGTCGTCCGGTTTTGGTCTACGCAAGCGCGACGGCGGTCGACGTAGAAAATAATACCGGAATTGCCAATGAAACGAAAATCATTTTCCCTGATTTGAATGTTCGTTCGGTGACGGAGGACGTAAGTTCCGCGCATAAGTACCGCCGATTTACGATTACGGCGGCGGCGGAATTTACCACCGGAACCGAAGATAGCGGACTTTTCGCCGGGGAATCAGAAGCCGACAATACCTGGTACGCCATCTATGCCGTCAAAAGTTTAATTGATGCGACCAAGTTTGTTTTGGTTGGGAGTACGGTTCTTCCAGTGCAAGCGAACTTTGCAACCCTCAACACAAACTTCGGAACTAATGGATGGGTTTATCTTGGAATGATTCGAAATGGTGATAATTCCGGTACTACCGGTGACATTCTCAGTTTTATCCAAGTAGGGAATATGACCCTTTTAACTAATACTTGTATCGGAAACGTTAAGGACACGATGGGAATTCGTTTAGCTTCGACGGCATCGGCGGGCAGTTTGACTTGGACATATAGTGCTGGTACGGGTGCTGCCCAAATTCCAAGCCATATAAAAATTGCTCGTATGTCTTTCGGAGTAAAGGCAGATACAGCGTATGTAGCTGCGAGTACATCCTACTCTAACAATGTTCTTTATTTTCACGGTGATGCGTCGCAACAATCGGGAGTGACAACAGTGTGGTCTCACGTTACAAGTGGTTTTTATACGGGTGTTCAAACAGGCCATGCAGGAGATATAAATATCTCCGGATGGATTGATAGAGTTCTGGGCGTCGGCCAAAATCCGGTGCTTTAAAATGAAAGACATTCCAAAACTCATAGACGCCATTTTCGAAAGCTGGACAAGGTGCCTCCTGCCGCCTTATGGGGACGGGGTTTATTCCGCTTTCATCGACAACCAAACGGATTGCAACCGGTTCGTCAATGAGGTCGCCATCAAATTGGGTTACCATAAATTCGCCGGGTTAAGAGCCAATCAAATGGTGGGCCTTATGCGAAAAGAATGGTTGGAAGTTTCTGGGGAAAAGGCTCAAGCTTTGGCCAATGAAGGCAATTTCGTGATAGCGGGATGGATTAATCCCAACCCCAATGAGCCCGGCCACGTCTGCGTGGTACGGCCCGGCAATACCATTGTCTCCGGTAAATGGGGGCCCGGCGTTCCTATGGTGGCCAATGTCGGCCGTCCGGAACTTTGCCGGATAGATAGAGGGGCGAACTATGCGTTTAAATTTCAACCGCAATATTTCGTCCTTCCCGAGGTAGAGAATGCAGGAAAATGAAAAATCCAATGGGGTCGAATTATTTAAACACGCTGACGAAAAAATTGAGAGAATTAAAAACGAGGTCGGCGTCCTTCTCCAAAAAGATTTGGAACTCACCTTAAAAATTGACCGGCTCCAAGACCGAATTGATAATGGGGTTTCGGTGACCGGCCAAAAGACTTTGGAAAAGGTGACGGGAATCGTAACCCAGATTGCCACCTTCGCCACCGCCCTTGAGAAGCAAGAGACAACCATCCGCGACCATCAAAAATTGCTTGACCGTATTATGACCGGCATTTTCTGGATTTCATTTTGCGGCGTCGGGGGCGGAATTGTGGCGATGATATTTCTTGCCATCCGGGGGTTTAAATTTTGACGGAAGAAACCAAATCATATCGGGATTGTCAGCGGGCCTTGGCGAGGCATACCATCAAGACCGAATCCAAGCGGGTCATCGTGGCTTTCGTGGATGTTGTTGGCTTTGGCCCCTGGATTAAAAGAGCCCATGCCCTTTCCGATTTCCATTTTCTGATAACCCAGCTTTACCGGAAGCTTGTTCATTTCCATGACGACCTTGGGTATCACGTTAAATTCCTTGGGGATGGCGGAATGATTTTAAAGGAAATGCTCCCTGGCCATAACTGCGGGATGGCGATTAAATTTCTTCGAGATATGGATTGTCTGGGAAACTTTATGGGAACAGTCATTAAAAAAACTGCCTGGCCCCGGCCGGATGGGTTTCGGATTCGGATAGCGGCGGGCCATGTTTCAAAATTGACCATTAAGATTTGCGAAACGGAATGCACCTTTCAAAAGGATTATATCGGCTATCCGATAAATTTGGCTTCAAGGATTCTTGAGGTCATGAAGGATTCGTCGGTCTGTATCTGTCATGAAAGCGTGAAGGACATTATCGGTCAGCGAAAGGCGAAGATAGCGAACCTGGTTTTTAATAAGCAGAGCAATCCTTATGAACCGCCCAATGGGGTCGACGCCGAGGATTTGAATCATCTTTGGGAATTCACATTTAATGGTGAATCTTAATGTTCGATTTTATCCTCTTTAAAAACAAACAAATTGAACCTATGTTAGACTTGCATCGCAAAAAGGCCAGTGTCAAAACGGATGCTTCCAGGGTAGCCGGTGCCGTTCACCTGGAAATTCTTCCGTCTGATTTGGATGGCCGGTCGCCTTGTGTCCTTTTGACCTCTCGGTATTGGAAAAAGATTTACCTGGTTAATTTTCGGCATGGTTGGGACGATGAAAAATATTTTGCGTTGGCCGAGCAAATTTTCCATAAGCGTGGAATACTAAACCCATGAGGTGCCCGGAATGCAAAGAGCAAATGAAGGTTATCGAAAAACATAAAAATGACCAATATCTCCGGTGCTATTCGTGCGGTTTTGAAATTGTGGAATTTGAAAGACAAGACAATTTGGATTCGGTGGCGGTGGATTCTGCCGACGTTTTCAAAGAAGCAAAAAAATAATAATGGGGGTAGGAAAAATGCTCGATAAAATAAAAATGTGGATACTGGGGTCGGTGATTGTGAAAAAGGTGATTCAAAAGGTCGCCAAACACGCCGCCACGGCCTTAATCGGTTTCCTCAATAGCAACTGGGTCGCCGCGACCGTGTTCCCGATTTTGGTTTCCTTGGGAATCAGTGTGGACTTTGACAAGCTCGAAACCGGAATGATAGTTCTCCTCACGGGTTTATTGGGTGGGCTTTGGAATTTTATTGACCATCGGTTCTTCAATAAAAGCAAAGTGGTGCCATCCGAACTTAAGGCCGCCTAGAAAATGTCAGAGCAATCTTCCCGGTCGATGGCCCGCCTTCGGGCGGAAGGATATATTCCCGGAGTGGTGGAAAAGTTTGTCGCCTTTCCGCCACCCGGCCACCGGGTTGACCTTTTTGGGTTTATTGATATCGTTGCCATGAAACCGCCGGAAAAGGGCCTCCTTGCCGTTCAGGCCACCTCGACGCCCAATCTTATGGCCAGGGTCAAAAAAGCCCAAGGGTGCCCAGAATTGGCCGCCTGGATTGATTCTGGGAACCGTTTCGAATGCCACGGCTGGGCCAAACGGGGCAAAGAGGGCAAGCGGAAACTCTGGACTTTAAAAAGGTTGGAAGTTTCGGCTACCGATTTCAAAGAAATATTGTAAGCTTATTTCAGGATTTATTAATCCGCCGATTTAAGGGCCCCAAAGGTTTTTGGAATTTGACCTCCGATTTCCCCGCGGGGCCTTATTTTTTTATCCTTCGCTTGCCTTCCAAAACTTTTTAATTCAGAATCCTGAAATCCAAAAAGCCTGGGGAGGTCAATTTGAAAGACGCCTATTATTTTCCGCATGACGCCAATGCCCGCCGAGATATAAAAATCCTTCAGCTCCGTTCCACCGAAAAGCTTGCCGGGTACGGGTTCTATTTTATGGTTCTGGAAATCCTGCGGGAGCAAAAGGATTTCTCCATTCCGAGTGACGCTCAACCCACGCTTGAGCTTGAGCTGGGAATCCCCAAAGAGGAAATTTCCCGCTTGATGGAACTCTGTTTCTCGCTTGACCTCCTTCAACAGGAGGGAGGGAAAATTTTCTCCCGACGCTTGAATGAGCGAATGGGGGGTATCAATAAACGGCGCGAATTTTTTAGGAGAATCGGAAAGAAGGGTGGTCAAGCTACGCTTAAGCGTGTGCTTGAGCTACGCTCGACCCATGCTCAACCAGTAAAGGAAAGTAAAGGAAAGGAAAGAAAAGAAAAAGAGAAAATACCTCCGCTGGTCGCGGAGAGTGGCCTTCAACCCGCCGATTCTTCCCCAAAAGAAAAACCGCCCCATGTCCAATTCTGCGACCGTTTCAAGGAAGCCTATGAATCGATGACGGGCCAGCCCTATAAACATAAACGGGAACATTTCGTCATTGCCGCCCGGCTCATTAAAAATTATGGTTTTGACTTGGTGGTTCAGAAGGTCAAAATTCTTGGAGCCTTTTGCCGCGACCGTTCCCTTTGGTTTACGAAAGGGGGATGGGCCGATTTTTCGATTGAAAAGCTTTCGGGTCATTGGAACGCCATCATACCGGAGGCCAAATTCGATAAGCGGGACGAGCAGGAGGAAGAAAAACTTCGGAGGAAAAAATTAAATGAACTCACTGACAATCTTCTCAATCAATGAACAAAATTCTATAGAGGCGGAGCTGGAAGTCCTTTTCGCCTGCCAGGGAAAAACGCTCCATAAAGAAATCCGTCCCATCTGGCTTAATGAATTGGTCAATTCTGGAATCCCCCATAAGGCCATCATTCAAGGGCTTCGATTTTTAAAGAGCGAGGAAATCCAAACCCTGAAATTGAATACGGTTCTTTCGGCGGCGCGGCGGTTTATTGAGTTTGAACAAGTTTCGGATTGTGAGGATTGTAATTCCGGCTATATCGTTATGAAGGATTCCGAGGGTCGAAATTATTCCCTGGCCTGTCGGTGTTCGGCGGGGCAGATGAAAAAAAATCAGGGCCTTGTTCAATGGCTTGGGGACTCCACTCAATTCTCCAATGGCCGGACTTTGACAAAATTCTGATGGGACGCCGTGTCATGGCCTTCGTCCATTCTTACGATAAGGTGGGCGACCGGATGGTCTGCGATTGTGGATTTTGGTTTCATAACTTCGAAAAAAAGGAGACTCAAAAAAATGAAGCAAGCGACATTGGGAGAAACATCGAAAGACTTCAAAGCGGCCCTGGAAACTCCGCTCGGCCAGGCGATGGACAAATTCGTCGGCCTGAAATCCGACCAAGCGGAACTCAAAGACAAATTGACTTTGGCGGGTGAGCTGGTCGTCATCGAAATGAAAAAGGCAAAAAAGGATTACATCAAAACCCAAATCGATGGGCATTTCGTGGAGTTTGAAATTACCCGAGCCAACGAAAAATTGAAGTTTAAAAAGCTGGTTTAATTCCTTGCCGTCGGTTCACTTGGAAATTAGAATCAAGTTATTAAAAAAAACGGAGGTCAATTCGTGTTCAAGGAAATTTGGAAGCCCTGCCCACTTTTTGAATCATCCCATGAAGTCAGTACTATGGGTCGAATCAAAAGAATCTCGCCCTCAAAAAATACCCCCGTCGGAACGATTTTATCTGGGTCGAAAAACAATCTCGGATACCATTGTTTTGGATTAAGGGGAAATGGCTTATTCAGAAATATTCACGGGCATATTCTCGTGGCGACCGCCTTCCTTGAAAAATTGAATCCCTCCCATGAAGTAAATCACAAAGACGGTAACAAATTAAATAATTGTGTTTGGAATTTGGAATGGGTTTCTCATTCTGAAAACGAAAAACACGCTTACGCTACAGGTCTTAAAAATAGGTTCAATGGAGGAACATATGCAAAAGGTTCAAACAGAATCAGAAGAAAAGAGCTTGCAGGCTTCGGCACCCGAGGTAAATAATCGGCCATCATTTTCGATGGCTTTAATTCCGAGGGATTTTAATGAGGCCATGCAAATGGCTGTCGTCCTTTCAAAATCGGGAATTGTTCCCAAGGAATTCCTGGATAAGCCAAACGCTTGTTTTGTGGCTATTGGTTTTGGAATGGAGCTCGGCATTCCGCCCCTACAGGCGGCAAATTCGATAATGGTCGTAAATGGCAGACCAAGTATATGGGGGGATGCCGCAAAAGGAATTGTGATGAGGTCGCCGCTTTGTGAGTTCTTTGATGAGGACGACCCCGCTACTGCCCTAAAACAGGGCTTCGGAAAATGTATCGTCAAAAGGAAAGGATATCCTCCTTTGACCCGGACATTTAGTATCGATGAGGCTAAAAAGGCCCGACTCTGGATTAAACAGGGGCCATGGCAGGAATACCCTGGACGGATGTTGATGGCGAGAGCTCGTTCATGGGCAATGAGAGACGCCTTTCCTGACCTTCTAAAAGGTCTTTCGGTTAGGGAAGAATCGCAAGATATTCCCGGCGAGCCACGAATGCCCCAGGAAATGGGCGCGGCCCCCGCGAAGGAAGCGGAAATCATTGACGCCCAGAAAATCGAAGACCCGACGCCGCCCAATCCGGCCAACCAAATCACCCTTGACCAACGGCAGGAGCTTTTCCATCTTTTGCAGGAAAGCAAAATTCCGCTGGCCGAATGGAAGGAATATGTCATAGAAACGTTCGGGGTTCAATCCTCCGCCGAAATAACCCAGGGAAGATTTCCCGAGGTGGTGGAATGGATTAAAGCCAACAGTAAGCCCGAGGAAAATTCTTGATTAACTTTGACCCAGCGACCCGCGATTACTCCGACGAGAAGGGCCGTCTAACTGGATTTACCGAGCTGTTCCGGGCGACCGGAATTTCCCGAGCGCGGATTCCAGATTCGGCCCTTTATCGCGGAGCGGCCATCCATCGGGCGATTGAACTCTGGAACAAGGGAACCCTTGACCCGTCCACCTGCGCCCCGCCGTTTCTGGATATCGACATTCGGCCTTTCCTGGAAGCCTACCGGAAATTTATAGCGGACTCGGCGTTCATCATTCAAGCCTACGAGGAATTGATTTCGGATTCCCTTCTGCGCGTGGCGACCCGGCTGGACTTGCGGGGCCTTTATAAAAACCAAAAGACCCTCATCGAAATCAAGACGGGAAGCATTCCGCCCCATACCCCGATTCAATTGGCCGGGCAAGAATATTTGCTTGCCTCCGGCGTTTGGGAACGATATGCTTTGCTCTTGTTGGAAACCGGAGAATATAAACTCAAGAAATTTGAAGACCCAAAGGACAAGCAGATTTTTTTAATGGCCTGCTCCCTGAACAATTGGTTCTTCAATCACTAAAAATAAAAACGGAGGTCAGTCAAAATGTCAGAAGATAATCAGCTCGAAAGATTCAATGCCGACAAGCAGAATTCCCTCTCCCTGAAAGCCTACGCCACCGAGATATCCAAAGAGATTAAAACCGAAGCCCAATTTTCTTTGGTGGCCGAAACCCTGGTCAAGATAAAAACGGCGCGGAAACTCTGGGAAGAAAAAATCGGCCCCATCGTTAAGGTCGCCCACCTCTCCCATAAAAAAATCAAGGACTTCCAAAACGAAATCGACCTGCCCATGAAAGAGGCCGAGGAAATGATTTTAAAACCCGCTATCGCCAAATGGCGGAACGCTCAAGAGGAAGCCCGGCTCGCTCTTGAAAAGGAAATGGAAACCCAGACCGGAATCCCCACCGAGCTTCCCAAAGAGGGAAAGGCGAAGGGCATTTCTTATGGGACGAATTATTCCGCCCAGGTTCTTTCCTTGCGTGAAGTTTGCCGGGGAGTGGTGGAAGGATTTATTCCTGAAAGTTACGTCCTGCCGAATATGGTCGCCCTGAATGGCGCGGCCCGTTCCATGAAAGAAGGATTCGACCATGCCTACGGGAAGTTCGGCCTCAAGATGAAAAAGGAAACCGTTATCGGAGCCAGAGCGGAAACGGCCAATGTTTAAAAAGAAACCGCCCAAAGAGAAAACCGAAATTCTGGAAAAGGTGGTCTTCATGATTGACCATCGGGAAACCCGTTCCGGTTCAACCGACCTTCGGCTTGTGACTTGGAGTCTGGACGGGAAGCCATTACTTGAGAAGCGGGATAAAATCAAAACCAAGTCGGGGCATATCGTGAACGGGCGAAAGCCCAGGGGTTTATCCGGTGCCGATGTTATGCTGATTCTCCATCGCCTCCCAGAAATTCTTCCGCATTTTGGAATTGCGCCCGAGGCGGTTCTGGATATTTTGGACGCGGTATCGGCCCGCCTTTCCGCAAAAGAAAAAAAGCCCGAACCTGAAAAGGCGGAGGCTTACGTTTGAAAATAAATAAAGCCCTCGCCGCTTTCCTGGTTCCAATCGAATCGGTGCGCCCTGACCCCAAAAACGCTCGGCTCCATTCCGAGCGGAACATTCTTGCCATCATGGAATCCCTGAAAAAGTTCGGCCAGCAGAAACCGATTGTCATTCATAAGGGCTTTACCCTGGCCGGGGCCGGAACCCTGGAAGCCGCCAAGCGTTTGAAATGGGAAAAGATTGCCGCCATCCCATTCGACCAAAAAGAAGCCCAGGCGATGGGATATAAAGTCTCGGACAACCGTTCCGCTGAACTGGCGGAATGGGATATCCCACAACTTTCCCAGGATTTAAAGTTTCTGGAATCATTAAAATTCGACTTAGATTCCCTTGGTTGGAGCGAAAGAGATTTAAACGAACAATTAAAAATTGTTAATTACCAGGTTTCTGATAGCGACGACGAAATTGTTGATAGGGTTCCGAACCCAAAAACGAAAGCAGGTGATTTATATGTTTTTGGAAAACATCGACTTCTTTGTGGTGATTGCCTAGAACCCAAAAACGTTGAAAAATTGATGAATGGAGAGAAAGCCGCGCTCATGAACACCGACCCGCCTTACGGGGTTAATTATGGGGATATCGCCAACTCAAGGTTAAGAGCCGTAAAAAATAAAAATGATTATAAACAACAACCGTTCCCTGATATAAAGAACGATGACCTTGATGGCGAAAAATTGCAATTGTTTTTGGAAAATTCAATTCGCGCCGCCCTTCCGTTTTTGATTAATAACCCCGCATTCTATCTTTGGCATCCAATGCTAACTCAGGGAACATTTTTTGCGGCGGCGGCGGCGGCGGCGGATATCTTAATTCATCGGCAAATAATTTGGGTAAAGCCGTCTTTGATTATGGGGCGTGGTGATTACCACTGGCGGCATGAACTTTGTTTTTATGGATGGATAAAAGGGAAACGTCCCGCCTGGCTTAGAGGCCGAGACCAAGACACGGTTTGGGAGGTTGGTCGCGAAAACGACAAAATCCATCCCACCCAGAAGCCAGCTGAATTATTTATTCGGCCAATCCTTAACCATACGAAAAAAGGCGAGGTTGTTTACGAGCCATTTGCGGGCTCAGGGACACAATTCATCGCGGCCGAAATAACCGGTCGGGCTTGCTACGGCCTCGAAATTGACCCTGGATATTGCGATACCATCATCAACCGATGGGAAAAAAAGACCGGGAAAAAGGCCCAACTTATTAAGGGTAAATAATCCACTCCGCCCGTCATTGCCGCCGCCATTTATATGGCCCGCCAAGAATCGCCGACGTTCGGTTTTTGTTGGCCTCCCAATGGTTGTCCATGCCAGGAACCGGCCTAGGGCATTTTAGAAGACAAAAACAAAGCAACGTGGTGCGTATTTCCATAAAATACGCATTTAAACGCATAATAAATCTTCGCCCGTTTTACCGATTTCCATTGAAATCCTATATAATTGGATATAGAATTAAAGGGTAGAGCAAATAAAAAACGGAGGTCAAATCCAATGAATACACCCCTACGAACCGAAAAGGAATTAAGAAGCCTTCTGAACCAAGAAATTAAAGCCATTCGGGACATGAGCTTCCCCATCCAAGACGACCCCTCGGCCACCCCAAAAGATTATGATTCCCTGGCCCGCCAAATAAAATCCCATACCGATACCATAAAAGACCTGGCCTACGAATTGGGCCAGGTGGCATAAATGAAATTCTGGCATGACTATATTGACCGCAAACCTTTCCTGGCGGCGAGCTGGCTCCGGCTGGCCCACCTGAATTTGACCGGAGAGGTGCCAGAATGAACCGGGTCAGGTTTGTTTATTGGTGGGATAATTGCGGCGAGGCCGGGGAACCCGTTGCCTTTTATCGGGTGGAAGATGGCCCGAACTCCGGGTCAGATATTACGGCGGAAACCGTTCATCAAATGGGATTGCCGATTCCTTTGACCCCGACCTTTCAGACCTGGAAAAATTTAAAGGGGGCCCAAAATGCCAATAATTAAATTCAAGCATTTCGATTCATGGAGAGCCCAGGGTATTCTTAAAGGGGTTTTCCTGGGGGGTTGTGTTGACAGGGGGGATGGGTCAAGTTTTCGTCGCCGAGCCCATGCCCATACGTCAGAACCCAATATTGGTTGGATTTGCGTTCGGTCCCGGAAACGGTTAATGAGCAAAAACGGAAAGCCATCCCTTTTGATGTGGCATGAACTGGCCCATCTTGTTTCCAAATCCGGGCATACCGATAAATGGGCCAAGGCCATGCGTGAACTTTGCGGACGGGTTTATCTTGACCCAAGGAAATGGCGAAAAAAACGTCATCCAAAATTTGCTTCTGCGGAAGCGAACCCTTCGGGACTTTGAGCCCGGCGGGATTAAAAAATGGAGGAGGTCAAATGAACATCGCGGAGAAAAATGACTTAATGCGGAAAACTTTTATGGGGTGCAGGGTACTTTTAACCGAGGGGGTGCAGGCACTTGACCCCATTCATCAATCAGCCGTGATAGAAGCCGTCCAAAAGTTTAAAGACTTTGAACCTGGGAATGACCCCTACGGAGAACATGACTTCGGGAAAGTAACCATAGGGGAAGCGAATTTCTTTTGGAAGTTTGATTATTACGATGATACCTACGAGTTTTATCAGGCCGATGGTAACCGCGTTCTGACCATCATGAGAGCCGATGAATACTAAATCTATTTATTCTAATCGAGGCCTTTCGCCCATAGAACGCGAAAACAGAATCCGCATGGTAAAAACCCTCATTGAAAAATCAGAAGGTAAAAACAGAAAAACATTGGGAAGCCAATTGTGGCGACTCCTTAACCCGGAACGGGTAAAACAAGCTAGAAAAACACACGCTCTTTCTCATCGGGAGCAATTAAGAGAAAAGGCAAGGAAGACTAATCGGCGTTTGAAAATTGAAGTTTTGGCTCATTATAGCCTTGACGGATTAATTAAATGCGAATGTTGTCTTGAAGAAGAAATTCAATTCCTTTCGATAGACCACATTGGCGGCAATGGAAAGGCTCATCGTAAATTAATTGGCGGTGCTCAAGCTCTTTATCCTTGGCTAAGGAGAAATGGGTACCCGCCCGGTTTTCGTGTTCTTTGTTTTAATTGCAATTTATCGCTTGGATTTTATGGAAATTGTCCTCATAAAAGATTGGGCGGAAATAGCGCAAGCCGCCTAGTGATGGGGGGCGGGGGCAGTTAGGACCCCGCTCTTAAACGACATGGCCCGTCCAAAGTCGGGCCGAAGGGACGGTCAATATGGACAAAGAAAATAGATGGGCGCAAAGGATTGAATGGGCGAATGAGCCTCACGACGAAGATTGTTATTGCCGAAAATGCCTGGCCGATGAAATCGAGGGCGGGATGGAAAATGATGCGGACCGGCAAGTGCATATCGACAAAGATGAAGGGAGGGGATTAAAATGAAAAACAGAAATCAAAGAGGCGAGATTTTAATCGGAACGTTTGTCCTGGGGGCCTGGTTCTTTGGTTTGGCCGGTGTATCTGTTGGCCATACCATTGCTGAGAACCGAAGCAAAGACCAATTCAAAATGGTCGGCCTCGACCCGGAAGTGGTGGCCGAGCGTTTCGAAAAGACCCGTTACCAGGAAATTAAAAAACCGGCCAAATCCGTTAAACCGACCAAAGTGAAAAAGGAAACTCGGCTCCGGCTGGGGGATTGGAACTAATGCGCTGGCGGGCGGTGATTCCTACGGAGTGGAAAATTCAATTTCTTATCCGCCATTTTAAGGAATCGGTCCGGTATTTTGATGCCGAGATTCGTTTTCATAATGACCCGGACCGGATGATTCTGGCAGTTTTGGCCAAAAAGGAATTGTTTTATTCCCCCAGGACAACCAACGGCGATGTGATTCATTCGCTCCGGAAAGCCTATGGGGTTTTAAAAAGACGGTTGCGGGAAAACGGCCTGAATGAGCCGCCATTCAATTGGGGGGGTATCCATGGCCCAAATGTCGATTTTCGGGGCCTGGTGGGCAATGGCGGTGGCCAGGATTCAATTTAACAAGGCTTTCCTTTGGGGTGAGGGCCCCAAGGGAATACCAGGAAACAAAAGGCAAGCGGGGCCTGGCGTAGGGGCCGGGTCCCGCCAGATTTTAGAAAAATCAACGCCATGAGGTGAAAGGGGGAAAAATGAATTGGAAATATATCCCTGAATTTGGGGGACGATATAAAATATCGGAAACTGGAATTGTAAAATCATTGCCAAGGCTGGGAAAAAAGGAGCGGATTTTAAAATCTTATTCCAATAGGGCTGGTTATTTATACGTATGTCTCAGTAAAAATGGGATTAGATTTATTTATGGGATTAACCGCCTTATTGCGTTGGCATTTCTTGGTCAACCGCCATCACCCAATCATCAGGCCGCCCATCGAAATGGTGTTAGAAAAGACAATACCCAAACAAATATTTATTGGGCGACACCCGCCGAAAATCACCGGGATAAAATAAAGCATGGAACCATGGCCAAAGGAATTACGAATGGTCGCGCGAAATTGGATGATGATTCTATTCGATTCATAAGGTCGTCTTCCGAGCCATGTGCAAAACTTGGCGAAATATTTGGGGTTGATGAATCCGTGATTTGGAGGGCCCGTCATAAATTTACGTGGAAACATATAATTTAAGTCTTGGATAAATCTATAAAGGGATATAGAATAGAAAAATGAAAATGGGGAACGGGATGATTGATATGATTATCTGTATAAATTGCTTTGATGACACCGAGCCCGACGACCTGGAAATGGTCGGCGGAGTTCTGCCTATCCATCGGACTTGCGAGAAAAACTTCCAAGCACTGAACCCTACTTTATTCCCCCCTACTCAACTCCCTCAAATTAAGGAGCCCTCCAAAAATGCGGAAGCTGTTCAACATCTTAGTGGAAGATGACGAAAAGGAATATATCCTTCGGCGGGGCATGGCCTTTGGGCTTTCCGGGTCCGCTTTCGCCCGCCGGAAGATTTTCCCTCAAAACTGGAAGCGTGAACTTTCCCGCCTTCGAAAAGTTCAAGGCTCCATGGACTTACTGGTCAAGCCGGGGCCAAAAACAAATGGGATTTTTAAAGCAGAAAATTGATTGCTTTCTCCATGGTCATAAATGGGTGACCGTGGACGGCAATAAAACAAAGCTTGTTTATCAAAAAGGGGATACCCGCCCGACCTGGTTCATTTTTAATGGGGTGTATCGATATTGTAAACGGTGCCCGGCTTCGAAGTTTGAGGGCGACCCGAGGCCGGTTGCCAAAGAGATGGTTTCGAAATAAAATTGCTCATTCCAAAAAAACGGAGGTCAAGCCCATGCTGAAAGAAACCCGCGAAAAAGTTCCCACCCTTATGGACTTCTATTCATTGCTTGCCGAAAAGAAACTTTGCGTCGCCGACTTCCCGGGTAAAATCCTTCACCTTCTTTTTCGTGATTATCAAAATCCATCCTGCCGATGGGAATTATTCATCAATGGAAATTCATTTAAAAGACACGTGACCGCCCAGGAATGGGGCGAAATCGAGATTGACCCTTTTATGACGGCCGTTTTTTGGAATGGGTTTTTGGCCGGAATGTTTTCTCCTGGCGGCGGGAATATGGCTTGCCATTACCAGGGGGCCAATATTGAAAACCTTTTGGAATCAATTAAAAAAAACGTGGGGGGGCATTAATGGGTAACGAAAAAGCAATAAAGGGATTAAGGGAATTTGCTGATTTCCTGGAAAAAAATCCGGATTTTGAAATTGGGATTCCCAGAATCGGAAAATACCTGCCAACAAAGGAATCTTGGGAAAAAGCAATCAAAAGCCTTGGCTCATTTAATAAATTTTCCGATAGCTGTTATATCGGGGCGTTAAAAGAATTTTCTGGCGGCCTTCAATTGGAAGTGTATACCGGGAAGGAAATTACTTGCAGGAAAGTCTTGAAAGGCTATAAGCATATCGACGCCCGGCCCGAGACGGTTATCCCGGCCGAGCCCGCCAAAGAGGAACCTATCTACGAGTGGGAGTGCCCACAATCTTTTTTAAAGGATGAAAAAGAAAATGCCCCTCTCCCGGCTTGAGGCCATAGAAGCCATCCTCTCCCAGGCCGGGACCCCTCCCCTCTTGGTTAGAGTAACCGCCGAAAGCATTGATAAAATCTACCAAGGCGAAAAAGGTCCGAGCGTGGCCAAGGAACCGGATTACTCCATAGTTCGAGAAAATGGGGCATGGTTCTGCGACGAATGGTTTTGGAAGGATAAATATTCGGAACCGCAAAGACGCCGAATCATGGTTCCCTTGGAAGACGTGAATTTCCTTTGGGATATTATTTATAACACCTGGGCCCTGCCCCTTTATCCATTGGCCGATAACCCAAAGAAGATTTCCCCCGAACGCAAATGGAAGCTCCCAGGAATCGCCCGGCTGATTATCGAGCGGCTTGCCCTTCAAATTCCCATTGCCTCTTTCAATGGTGGGAAATACCGGGGCCTCTATTTCAAGCATTACCTTTACCCGGCCCGCGTTCTGGACTTTGAAAAAAAGATTCGATTCGGAAACGTAAGCTGGCGTCTGAAATAATCATGAATGAAAAAAGGTTTTGCCCGCCGCCTCCTTTAAAGTTCCATGGTCTAAAATGTCGTAATGTTTTTTTTCTGGAAACATGGAATGGAAAAAAGAATTTTGAAATCCGCAAGAATGACCGGGAATTCGCTCTCCACGATTGGGTGGTTCTTTATGAGATTTTTTGGGGATTCGATTCATTTGGTTATGGTTCATGGAAACATTCCGGAAGGTGGATTCATGGCGAAATTTCTTACATAACCGGATTTCATCAAAAGCCCGGTTGGGTTGTATTTGGATTCAGGGAATTTTGTCGCGGAATTAATCCAGAGCAAAGTAGTCGAAAAGAAAAGTCAGACCGCTACCAAAAAGAGCGAACGGAAAGGAAAAAGTTGGCAGATGATTTGGTTTTATATATCCGATGAAAATTGAAACTGGAATCCCCATCCCGCCCAATCACCGGACCAAAAAATCAAGATGGTTTGAATTGGCCAAAGAAATGGAAAAATTTGACAGTGTCAGGGTGAATAGTGTTCATGAAGCAAAGGCCCTTGGTTATGTCATTCGATATTATGGCCATCGGGCCATTCAACGAAAGAATAAGGGCGGATTTTATCGGGTCTGGAAATTATGATGACCAACAACCTGGGAAAACCATGAGTAAATTATGCGGGCGTCCTTTGGTGTTCGGCGATAAAGAGCAAATAGAACAATTTAAAAAGCAGGGCGCGGAGGCCCCATTTTGTCCCAAGTGCGGGACGCTCTCCAATGAGTTTTGGGATTGGGACTCCGGGGAATATTTTGAATGTCCGCGCTGTTGGTGTATGTGGTGGATAAAAAAAGGAAAAATAATCATCGATGAATGAAAATATTTAAAAGGGTAGGGGGCGGCCCTGGATAGGACACGCCCCCATTAATGGGGAAACGTTTTCTTTGATTGATGAAATGGAACCAAGGTTACATCCCGCCTGTTACTGTTCAGTGTGGAAAGTGTCCAAGTAAATAGGCGGGCGCAAAGCCCGCCGAAATAGGGGGGCGTTATATGTCCGTCATTAGTTTGATTATCGTTCTGGCCGTTCTTGGTTTGGTTGTTTGGTTGATTACGACTTACGTTCCGATGGATGGGGGAATTAAAAAAGTCATTCGAATCTCTGGCGTTGTTATTGCGATTCTCTATTTACTCCATGCCCTTGGAATATTCGGCGGAATAGGCGGAATGCGAGTTCCGACAATCCGATGAGGAAATTTAACTGGAAAAATGGAAGCAACGAAATCCGACCTCAAAAATTACCTGACTTGGGTCGCCGCCCAACTTCGGGATACTTTGGAAATGTTTCAGGCCGAGTGCTTAACTTGTTTCGGCGACGGGGCAGTGAAAATAAAAAGCAATGCTTTTTCAAATGCATGGGTGGAAACCGGTCCTGCCATTGAAATATGCCCCGCCTGCCGGGGAACCAAAACGCGTGAACTTGAGGTTCAGACTATCGTCCTGAAAATGGCCGAGAGTTTGGAATTAACCGTAAAGGAATTTGAAAAAAAGCCATGCCCCATGTTAGACTCTGTTCAGCCGGACTTAAAGGGGGGACAGGAAAATTCCTAAGTGTGCGCTCAATGAGGACACCGATGACCCGTCAGACTGGATTTCGACCGATGACGATAACTGGCTCATGCGCTGGCGTATTAAAAGAAAACATTGGTTCGCATTCTCCCACCGTTGCCCGCCTGGCCTCACCTTCACCCTGATTTTCTTTCCCGGTCTTTATATCCTGCCCTTAACAATTTGGTTTACCGGATGGTCCTGGCTTTATCTTTGGCCGCTGATTGTTTTGCCCGTGACCAGGAAATGGCGGCTCATGCCAAAAGTTTTGTTCGCCATTAAAGGCGATGGCCCATGGCGGCTTGAGAACACGGATTCAACCGAGATAATTAAATCCGCCGAATTTGAAAAGACCGGCTTCTATCTCTCCAGGATTCAAAAGTTTTGCCGCTGGCACATGGCCGTTCTTTGGCCCCTCTTAATCCAAGGCCACCTTTACTTTAAAAAAGAATACGTCCCGGAATCGGAAGGAATAAATTTAGATGGCAAACTTATTTTTTGTTACCGCCATTATCATCGCGATGAAGACGAAATATATTGGGGCGATGGCGGATTCATAGGGACTAAATGGAAATGATTGGAAAAAAGTTCGGTCGATTGGTGATTATAAAATTCTCTCATAGAGACAATGGGTATCGTTCGTATTGGCTTTGCCGTTGTTCGTGTGGAAAATATTTAACAGCAGAGGGCTTTAATATTAAAAGTGGCCATACTAGTTCTTGTGGCTGTTATCACCGTGAAAAAATGTTGGAGGCCGTTACAAAGCATGGGGATTCAAGGCGTTTAATTGAACACACCCCAGAATATCGAGCATGGCTACACATGAAATGGCGTTGCTTGAATCCTAAATGCCCTGGATATTTTAGGTATGGTGGGCGTGGAATATCAATTTGCAAAGAATGGGCGTCATCATTTTCATCATTCCTATCAGACATAGGAAGAAAACCTGGGAATGAATTTTCTCTTGATAGAATCAACAATAATGGGAATTATGAGCCATCCAATTGTCGATGGGCTACAAAAAAAGAGCAAGCTAACAATAGGCGAAAGCGTGGTGCTTGTGCCGCCGGGGATTTTAAATGACCTGCCCCAAGTGTGGGCGGCTTCCAAGTGTATCGTGGACTAAAAAATATATTTACTGCCTCTGCGGATGGGAAATATCCTTCCATGACTTTATATCCCGTCCGCTTATAGAGCGAAGGAAAAGACCTCGGCCAGACGAACAAACCCTCCAAAAATATGCTGATGCGTTAAAAAGGAATCTTCCATTTTCCGTTTTTACCGCTTGAATTAAAACTTCTTGAGGGTTAAGATAAAGCCCATGAAAAAGCCGGAGGCCAAAACCAAATCTGTTAAACCCCATCCACGTCCCACCAAAAGAACTCCCGAAGCCGCCGACATAATTGCTCAAAGTCTTGAACTTGGTTTAAGTAGAAAAGATGCCTGCATCGCGGCCAGTATTAGCGAAGACACTTTTGCTCTTTGGCTTGCGGATGATTCGGACTTTTCGGATAAAGTGGCTAAAAGTGAATACAAATGCAAACAGCGGAACCTTGGAATAATCCAAAAGGCGGCAATAAATAACTGGAATGCGGCGGCCTGGTCTTTGGAAAGAAAATATCCGGATGAGTTTTCTTTAATCAGGAAACAAGAAATTGACGCCAAGGGTTTGGCTGATGCCATTGTCTCTCAGCTGATGACCGTCATCCGAAAGAATGTCCCGGAGTTTTGCCCGCATTGCAATAACCACCTTGAACTTAAAAACGAAATCGCCCGGGAACTTTCAAAGCTTTCCGAAACCCTGGCGGTATAGATGGCGGTTTCTCTTTTAAAGCAAAAACGCCAAATCATCTCGGCAGAATCAATTTCCAAGTTAGTCTTTCAGCGGATGGCTATTAATCTCACTTCGACCGAAATGAGTTTCCCGGAGTTCGTGAAAAAGTCTTGGCCTATCCTTGAGCCCGCCAATCCCATGATTCATTCCTGGTATATCGACTATCTTTGCGAACATTTGCAAGCGGTGACGATGGGGAGCATCCGGCGGCTATTGATAAATATGCCCCCCCGTAAAGGCAAATCAAACTTGGTCACTGTCCTTTGGCCGGTCTGGTCTTGGACTCAAAAGCCATGGCTTCGGTTTTTGTTTTGTTCTTATTCGGCGAACCTTTCCTCAAAGCATTCTCTTGACCGGCGTCGGGTTATTGAATCGGATTGGTTCAGGGATAACTGGGGTGCGGTTGTGCGAATGGCCGCCGACCAAAATCAGAAACAGGAATATGAAAACACTGCTCGGGGCCATATGATTGCCACCTCGGTGGGCGGAACCGCAACTGGAAAGGGCGGCGACGTTGTGGTGGAAGACGATATGATAAATCCCCAAAAGGCCGAATCCCCGGCCGAGCGTTATAAATCAATTTCAATGCATAAGAACGTGCTGTCATCCCGCCTCGATAATTTAAAAACCGGAATCCGTGTTATCGTAGAACAAAGAACCCATGCCCAGGATTTGACCGGATATGTTTTGGAAAACGAATCCGGCTGGAACCATTTGGTTTTACCTTTGGTGGCGACAAAAAAAGTGATTCTCGAATTTCCAATCTCCGGGAGACGTCAGGAGCGTAACGAGGGTGAACTCCTGGACCCGAGCCGCCAGGGTGAAAAAGAAATTGCCGACCAAAAAAAAGATATGGGCACCCGAACCTTTGAAGCCCAATGTCAGCAGAACCCGACTTCGGATGAGGGAAATATTCTTAAACGGCATTGGTGGAAGTTCTGGCACGTTCTCCCGGATGCGATTGAACGGTGGATTATTTCATGGGATATGAGCTTCAAAGAAACAAAGACCGGCTCTTTCGTGGT